TTTGCACGTTCATAACAACGACAACACAAGCACACTTTATTTAGGCGGTAGTTCTGTCACAACTTCAACAGGCTTGCAACTCTTAAAACTTGACAGCATAGAACTTCAAATAAATCCGGGTGAATCCTTATATGCGATTAGTTCAAGCGGTTCACATTTAATTTCTTGGTTAAGGCAGACACAAGACTAATGCCGTACTTCATTACAGATAAAGCACAGGGTTGTTCTGGATGGGCAACTATAAAAGAAGATGGTGAAGTTATTGGTTGCCATACAACTAAGCAGGCAGCGATAGACCAGATGGTTGCCGTTTCCATAGCTGAGGATATGCAACCCGGTGGCGAACGTGCCTTGCCTGATAATTACAGACCAGCACTAGCGCAAGATGTTCCAGAAGGTCGTGCCTGTGGTAACTGTTATTTCTATGATGAGTCCCGTGTTAATGAATCAGGCGATAAAGCGTGGTGTGAAAAGTGGGATGAATTCGTTGATGGTGCTTACTACTGCAATGCGTGGCAATCACATGATGAATCAGGTTACATGAATGAATCAGTACGCATTGACTCTGGGCCACTTGCCGTAATTGTAGACATTGACGATACATTGATTCGAGATGGCCAGTTAATAGAAAAGACCTATGCCTATCTAGATGACATGGAAGATACCGAAATCTTTATTGTTACTGGTCGCAACATTTCGCAACGCGATGAAACGGTTGCTCAATTGGATTCTTTAGGCGTGGACTATGACCGTTTATTTATGAATCCGGGAAGCACAGCCGATACTCCAGCCTTTAAGAAGGCAACGGCTGAAGCGTTGCTCAAAGAATTTAACGTGATTATTGCAATAGATAACAACCCTGCCAATCGCAAGGTTTACCGCGAACTTGGAATTACCGCGCTAGATGTAAAAGATGTGCCAAGTGTTCCGCAGAGTGTTCGCGCACCTGCTCCAGTTAAAGATCAGATTCAGGGAAGCGACATGAACCCAGAAGGTTCAGCTAGTGGCGCAGGCGGTGATGTTGAATTTACTGAAGCCGTTGAAACTGGTTTACGCAATAAGGTAACTGAACACAATGACAAGATGGCAGAAGATAATAAGCCAGACTACACACGCACAACGCTAGGACAACTGAAAGCGGTTTATCGCAGGGGTTCTGGCGCATACTCAACTTCACACAGACCGGGCATAAGTCGCGCAGCATGGTCTATGGCTAGGGTCAATGCGTTCTTATACCTACTGCGCAACGGCAGACCAGAAAACCCTGCCTACATTGGTGATAATGATTTACTACCTGAAGGGCATCCACGTTCAACACGCAGTTTAGACGAACGCGCAATAAATCAAGATGCACCTGCCTACATGAGAGCAGCAGCAAGGCGTGGACTTGCTTACTATGCAGAAGGCAAAGGTGGCGATGGCTTAGTTGATAAGACTATTCGTGATGCTCGCCTTATGGCAGATGGTCAAGTTTCAGATGATAAGTGGATAGCAATAGCCGCGTGGATAGCCCGACACTTAGTTGATTTAGATTCACCAGATGCAAACCCAACTTCTGAAAACTATCCAAGTCCGGGAGTAGTTGCTCATTTGCTTTGGGGTTCAGGCCCTAGCAAGGCGCAGGCGCAACGAGTCTTGGATTATGCGCAAGGCGTGGTTGAACGTATTCGCGCTGAGGAACGTTCAACTAATGATCTACAGAATGAGAAATGGCGCACGATAGCGTTAAACTTAAACAAAGACGAAAGGCAACAAATGACCACCACAGTAGAACGCCGCGTTAACACCGTTGAGTTTGATGTTCGCAATGGTGAAGCATCCAGCGATGGAATGAGTTTCACAGGTTACGCAGCTGTATTCAATAGCCCGTCAGAGCCATTACCATTCACAGAAGTTATTCGTGAAGGTGCGTTTAAGCGTTCGTTGAAGGCGCGTAACGAGATCAAACTATTTATGAACCACAACACAGACGTAGTTCTAGGTTCAACCCGTTCTGGTACGTTGCAACTATCTGAGGATTCACGCGGATTACTAGCGCAGGCACAACTGCCAGACACATCAGCCGGGCGCGACCTATCGGTGCTTATGCAGCGTGGCGATGTTTCCTCAATGTCATTTGGTTTTAGCGTTCCACCTAAAGGTGATAGTTGGAGTTCAGATGGCGCAACTCGTGAACTAAATCAGGTTCGACTTCACGAGGTTTCTATTGTTACTGGATTCCCTGCCTATGAAGCCACAACTGCCAGCGTTCGTTCATTAGACATACTGGCGCAACGTACTGCGGTGGATGTAGACGCGCTAAGCGATGCGATTTTAAGACTAGAAGCAGGCGAAACCCTAGACGATGCACACGCTGATCTTATTGGTGAAGTTGTTTCCAAACTACGGGCAGAAAAGCCAGTTGATTTCAATGCCCTAGAGATCAAGCGTAAGCAACTAGACCTAATGGCAAAAGTATTTTAATGAATGTCGGAGATGTAAAGCGTGCCTACTTCAAGGCATTAGATAACCCTTCATCTGGCGTATTCGTTGAATTTGCGGATGTTATCTCTGAAGCCATAGTTGCAGAATTTGGTGAGCCTGAAGTTAAGGCTTTTGCACCAGTCAAAGAAACACGAGTTGCAGGAATCAGCGAAACTCGATAATCTACTTTCAAAGACAGGCTAGGCGCAGGGGAAGGCGTTTAGCCTGTTTTTATTTGTGACATAATTGTATTAAGCATCTTGTGGAGCCACGGTTTGCGACTGTGTGGAGCCACGCAGAAAATGTAAGACTCACACAATCCAAATACTTTAGGAGTAACTATGTCTGACTACATTCGTCAGCAAGCAGAAGCTCGTGCAAAGGCTTGGGAAGAAGCTAAGGCTCTTCTTGACTCAGCAGCAGCTGAAAAGCGCGATCTATCCGCAGAAGAAAACCAAACCTATGACCGCATCATGGCAGACCTTGATCAGCGTTCAGCCCTAATCGAAACCATGAACGCTCAGGCAGACCGCGAAAACCGCGCCGCCGAAGCTATGAAGGGTTTTGAATCACAAGTTAAGCCAGCAATGTCTGTTCCAGCAATTGACGAAGCTGAACTTATTCGTTCCTTAGCACGCGGTGAGATTCGTTCCCACTCGTTTGAAAAGCGCGATGTAACCAAGGGTTCAACTGGCGCACCAGTACCAACCTCTTTCTACGATCAGGTAATTCTGCTTGCACGCCAAATTGGCCCAATGCTAGAAACATCAACCGTACTTAATACTGCTGGTGGCGAGAATCTACAAATTCCTAGCCTTTCTGCTTACTCCACAGGAACAGTTTCTTCTGAAGCTGCTCTTATTGGTGAAAGCGATCCAACCTTCAATGCGTTCAAGACTCTTGGTGCATACAAGTACTCGTTCCTAACTCAGATCAGCCGCGAAATGGTTGAAGATGCAGGCGTGGACATTCTTGGATTCCTTGCAACTCAGACTGGTAACGCAATTGGCTACGCAGTCAATGGCGCACTAACAACTGGAACAGGAACAGTACAACCTAACGGCATCGTAACAACTGCTGGTTCAGGTATTACTGGTGGAACTGGCGTATCTGGTGCATTCACCGCAGACAACCTAATTGACTTGGTTTACAGCGTTGATACAGCAGGCCGAATGCTTCCGGGAACTGGTTTCCAGATGAACGCAAAGGCAATTGCCGCAGTTCGTAAGTTGAAGGACACCGCAGGTAACTACGTATTCTCACCAGCACTATCCGGTGACAAGCGTGACCTAGTTCTTGGATACGAAGTGTTCGAGAACCCAGCAATGGCAGACCCAGCAACTTCAGCTAAGTCAGTCATCTTTGGAAACCTTCCAAGTTACTACGTTCGCCAAGTTGGTGGATTGCGTCTAGATCGTTCGGATGATTTTGCATTTTCATCTGATCTCATTTCGTTCAGAGCAACTATGCGCGTTGACGGTAATTTGATCCAGACAAGCCATGTGAAGTACTTCGCAGGTGGCGCAAGCTAGTCACACCCCAAAACGTAGAACCCACCGGGAGCGCAGGCCTTGGTGGGTTCTACTTTTATTTGGGCAGGTTTTAAGATAAGTTCCTAGTATCTACAAA